TGAACACCAATACCAATAGGACGATGTCTTGTATTCGATGTTTTAGTTTCTGGAGTAGGATAATAATTATTATCAATGACATGATTTAAATTACGAGTAATCTGTTTTGATATTTGTTTCAGACCTTCATAATCATATGTCGGTTCCAAGTATACTTTTAGTTCTAGGAAACCACCGATATGATTTCGATTGATTCCGTTTTTTCGATAAATCTGAGGAAATTTCACTCCTTTCGGATAAACCCCTGATAAAGATGTCAGAGTGGTATAATCCCTTGTTTCGAAATAAATATTCATTTTAATTAAGAGACCCTTAGCTAAATCACAATAGACGCAATTCGGTTTCGAGTATACAATGAATTCCATCTCCGAACAATCTTTCTTATCAACGAACTTCTTTAGCGAGATCGATGCCAAGTTACAGACAGCGGTCTCTTCTGGACTTGTATACTCTAAAATTTCGGTACAAAGATTAGATGATTTAATAGTTCCTAAATTCTGCTGATTTGATTTTCGATTACACGCGTCCTTATAAAGTAAATAAGGAGTTCCCACCTCAATCTGAGAAGTTAGGATAGCCTGCCATAATTCCCGAGCCGTAATCTGTAACCTATATTTCTTATCGTTCTCATATGATATATACAGATTATTGAATTCGTTGCCCCAGCAATCACTTAGACCAGGACATTCATGAGGACAGAAGAGAGACCATTTACCATCCTCATGAACTCGTTCCATAAATAGATCTGATATCCACAGAGCATAGAAAAGATCCCTCGCTCGGTCAAACTCTGAACCATGATTTTTCTTCAGCTCGATGAACTCAAAAATATCGGCATGCCACGGTTCGAGATACATCGCGAATGATCCGTTCCTTTTGCCACCGCCCTGATCAACATAGCGAGCCGTATCATTGAACACCCTGAGCATCGGAACTAGACCGTTTGATACACCGTTTGTTCCTGCGATATATGAGTCTTTTGCCCTAATATCATGAATTGATAATCCAATCCCACCAGCATACTTTGAGATAAGAGCGCAATCCTTAAGAGTATCGTAAATACCTGAAATAGAATCTTCTTTCATTGTTAGGAGGAAACAACTTGCGAATTGCTCCCTCCGTGAACCGGCATTATAAAGTGTAGGAGTGGCATGAGTGAAATAATGTTTGCTCATTAAATCATAATTTTTAAGTGCATCATCGATATTATTCCTATGAATTGCCAATGATACTCTCATTAGCATATCCTGAGGGCGTTCCACAATATCTTTACCTAATCGATAAAGATAACTCTTCTCTAATGTTTTATGACCGAAGAAATCAAAATCATAATCTCTTGAATAATCAATTGTCATATTAATTATATCCTTATTAAGAACAACAAGTTCATATAAATAATCCGCAATAAGGGGTTTATTATGACCATTGTTCTCGTAATCATACATTAGCTGAATTTTATCTGAAAACGTTGATAAAGTATTCTTATGATGGTTCGATACAACAATTCGACCCGCTAAAATCTTGAACTCGGGATCTTTACTATACATCGCAATGGCGATCTGAGAAGAGAGATTATCTAGTTCTTCAGTCTTTACACCGTCAAATATTTCTTGGACAACCTTTTGAGCAATCAGTGTTTCATCAATACTGAGTTTATGATCGAATTCATGACCTCGAGAAAGGGATTTAATTCTCTTTAGAATCTTATCGAACGAGACTTCTTCGTATTCACCGGATCGTTTTTGAACTCGCATTTTATTATATTGTTTTTGTTTAGTGCCCTTATTCATTTATATTGATATCAAATTTTTAAGTAAAACGTAATTATTTGCTGGGAAAATTATCTTCATTTAAAATGATAACAGTAAAGATTACTAAATGAAAATCGCTATTACCGGTAAGATGTGTTCAGGCAAAACCACATTATCTAATTATATCTGTTCCCAAGAACCACGATTTAAAATATTTTCATTTGGCAAGAAAGTAAAAGAAGTGGCAAGCGATCTATTTAAAATGGATCCTAACTTCAAGGACAGATCATTATTAACATTAGTAGGTCAGAAGATGAGAGAAATCAATTCTGAAGTATGGATTAATTATGTTATTGATCAAACGATGGATCAGGAATTCTGTTTAATAGATGATTTACGATATCAAAATGAATACGATGTATTAGTGAAAAATGGTTTCAAAATAATACAGATGAATATTTCACCGACCCTACAAGGAGAAAGAATTAGAGAATTATATCCTGATAATTATAAAGATCATCTTCTTAATAGAAATCATTTATCTGAACTTAATGAATTCACTGACTCACCTGATTTGATAATTGATTCAGGTATGGATGAAAGCTATATAACCAATATGATTCGTCTTTTATTAAAAGATGATCAGTAAGGTAAGTTGTCGTTTTAATATATTTTAATATATTTTAATATATTTTAATATATATATATATGGGAGAAATCGGTATTGTTAGTTTTAAAGATCTGGAAACGTGTATGCACCATTCACCGTTATGGGAAGGTGAAGAACCGCACGTAGGAGCGACCGGTGAAAATAAAATATTGACGAAATATTTCATGGATCACGGTTTCACAGGACCGGACGCTCCTTATTTTACTATGGATCACCGTTTCCGCGTTGTTAAGAACGCACCGAGCGAAGCAGATAAGAGCACGGTGAAGCAATATTACATTGATTTTTATAAAAGTGAAGGGTATTCTCAGGTTCGAGCGCGAGAGGAGGCTCAGGTCCGAGCAGATGAATTTCAGGTAAATTACATGAATGTCTCTTCGATATGTCACTGGTATTTTAAAAGCGGACAGGTGTTGGATGATGGATCGGAATTACCCGAAGAACCAACCACCGTGCAGTCATATAATTTGGCGGCACGGGGTGGTCATATGGGATTCTGGATCCAGATTGCCGATATTAAGAGGGAAAATAGTATTACTGTAGGCGACGATTTGTTAGCCGCATTCTCAAAAGGAGTCGGAGGTTCTGGTCGACCGAAGCATCAGAAGGGAGGTGGACCGCAAAAGAGAAGAGTATCTAAAAAGAGAAGAGTATCTAAAAAGAGAAGAGTATCTAAAAAGAGAAGAGCATCTAAAAAGAGAAGAGTACGTTTATAAAATTATTTATATCTCTTTTCTTTTGGTAAATGGATTTAACGACGGATTTAATACCGATTACTCATATTAAGATATCAAAGGATAGGTGGTTGAGGCAAAAGATAAAATATGAAGATGAATTGACAATGGAAGATATTATTGATGAAATGTGCCAAAAATCGTATGGATGGATTATGTCCAAACAAGATTTAGAAGTCATATCGGATTACGATACGTTTAAAGGTGAGTTTATTAGTTTGTGTTATGATAAATATCTAAATGAACGCTAATAATGATTGTGAATTAGATTACTTTGAACTAAAATATCTCGAAGAAATAGGTCGTCTATTCGGTAATCTCAAGGATACCGATAATTATTACGGTCTCGATCTATTTAAGAAAGATTTTTATGATTACTTTGAATTTATACAGAGTCACATTATAATACATGAATTTAGTGATATTAATCCAGATGAAGATGAACTAGATGAACAACATATATATAGATGATAAAATAATCTATGATAAAATAATCTATGATAAAATAATCTATGATAAAATAATCTATGATAAAATAATCTATGATAAAATAATCTATGATAAAATAATCTATGATAAAATAATCTATGATAAAATAATCTATAATAAAATAATCTACGATAAAATAATCTATGATAAAATAATCTATGATAAAATAATCTATGATAAAATAATCGATGATAAAATTATAATATCTATGATACTATAGAATGGTGAATTTAGAAAAAATACTATCTACTGTAACAGACGGTATTCCCTTTTCCATTATGAGTAAACAATCTAAGAGTAAGCGTAAGAGTCGTAAGAGTAAGCGTAAGAGTCGTAAGGGATCAATTGTCAATCGAAAAAAGAGAAAAATAACCGCTCAGAGACACAGGCGTGGTTCCGCATTACGTGTTCCACCCAAAGGAGTAATTATTCGAAAGGGAACTAAACTATATAAGAGTAATGGTAAAAAGATGATACTCTTAAAGAACTAAACTCTTAAACTCTTAAAGAACTAAACTCTCTTATAAACAAATAAATATGGAGAATATTTTGTAACTCTATCGGTATTGATTCTCTTTACACCCATATCATTATATTCATTCCATTTATCATCTAAATAGTTCTTACAGACGGCATAATAATGACCACCTCCTAATGACCCATTATGTATCACCATACTTTGTAGAGTATACTTGTTTTCCTTATTTGATGAGTAATTAATATTATAATCTTTCAAACTTAAATTAATAGGATATTCTAAGAATTTATCTATCTTTGTTATCGTTTTTTTATTTTGTTTATATCTTTTTACCAAAATAAACAAGACATCGGATGTTTTCCATAGTCTCGTTTGCTTATAAGGTCTTACTAATTGTTCACATTCATCGCACTTCCACTGATTATCTTCATCTAATCTTACTTTTTTCATATACTCTGTGAGGCAGCACTCTAAGGAGGTTCCAGAATCTGGAATTTCCAATGAAATAACCTGAATAGGATCATGATTAGTCGTGAAATACTCACAATTTGTGCAACTAGTAATGGATATAAGTTGAGAATAAAAATTATCCACGATATATGAATAATCTTTTTCATAAAATCGCTTCCATGTCTCATTGCTCTTAAGATTAATTTTATCGGCTAGGTCTTCTACTTTGTTTGAAAAAGTCATCTTAACTTGTTTCTTTAGTCCCTGATGTAACAGATCCAAAAATAATACAATGAATTCATCAATATCGTTTTGATCGAAATTATCAAAGTAAAGATCTTTCTCTAGACATAACCTCTGAAATCGTTTTAAAAGATTACGCGGATTATGAGATTTTGATGAATCGTTTGACCACATCTGTCTTTGGAACTGAAACCATTCGTAAACAAGTGTATCTTTATCCGCTTTCTTACATTCATCGAAAAACTTTTCATTATTTGGATGAAAGGTTATTAAATGACTTAAGCACTGTAATGCCGAATTCATATAGCATGTGTTTCCTAAATTTACTAAGCCTTTATTTCCAGCATTAATGTTTGGCATTTATTAGATTATCCAATATATTTTTTAAATAATTACTTAATTACTTAAAAAATTAAATAGTTACTTAACTTATAAAAATGAGTGATACTGTTGATAATGTTATGAATTCTGTTAATGTTCAAGAGCAAGATGAGGATGATGGAGCCGGCGTATATGTTGGTTCGGTCAGTGCTAGTGATGAAGAGGAAGAAGAGGTAGCTAGTGATAGCGTTAGCGAAGCAGAAGAGGAACAGGCTGCTGTCGTAGAAGAAGTCGTAGAGCCTGCCGTAGAGGAAGTCGTGGAGCCTGCTCCCGTAGAGGAAGAGCCTGTCGTAGAGCCTGTCGTAGAGCCTGTCGTAGAGCCTGCTCCCGTAGAGGAAGTCGTAGAAGCAGCGCCTGCCGAGGTAGAAGCAGCAGTCGATCCTGTTCCAGTTAGCGCTGTCGTTGTTCAGAATGTTCGTGATCTTTTATCGTCTACTGAAACTAATGTTACAGTAGATAATAGTGAATTAGAAGAAAGAGTGAAAGTTTTAGAAGAAAAACTAGAGTTGTGGGCAACTTTACTTAATGCAAACTGCCGCGCTGGTACATTCTGAACCGTTTTATTTTGAATAATCAGATTTAATTCGAGTATGCTAGACCACCCATGCCGGACATAATGCGGAGAACATTGTAGTTGACAGCGTGAACTGTATCCTGCTCCCCAGCCGTAAAACCCGAAAGTTGGGCGTTATCAATCCGCGAGAAGTTACAGGTTCCAGAAGGCTGATGTTCTTCAGGTTTGAGGGCGAAAGAATAAACCCAGATGGTGTCCACAATTCCACTGACAGTAGCGCTGGACTCCGCGCCACCATTAAGACCACCTGGGCCACTGTGATAGTCCATAACCTGGACACGAGTGAAATAAGTAGCATCGCGTGCGGAAAAACGATCATGACCATTTAACTTAAGTAAGCACGCGGTAGAAGTCATTGGATCCATGGTTATCGCGGCATTTTTTATTACAAAGTTTGCCTTTTCAGATACGATCAGTTCCTTAACTGGGTGATTGAAGTTTAATTCCTGAGAAGTGGCGGTGGCGCTGAAACTCTGCTCCTGTACCTGCTCGATAAGGTACTCATGCGAAACTTGAGCGAACCGTCTACGCTCATCAGTATCAAGATAGATGTAATCAGCCCATAGACGATTCGTCGGCTCCTGACCTGATGGTACGCCGCCGTCACCGCCATAGGTAGTGGAGATTGTATGTTCTAATATAATCTTAACTTCGTGATATTGAAGAGCAATCAAGGGTAATGCAAGACCTGGATTACGACAAAACCAGAACTGAAGAGGGACATAGAATCTACTTGGAGTTCCGTCTGCATTGCAGGTGGTGCCGTGTATTCCACCTTGTCCGGTTGTTTTCTGCTGTTGAGTACAGCCAGTCGGTGAAGCTGTGGCAGCATGTAGCGCAACTAATCCGGTAGGATTAGGTCGGGTTAACTGTGCCCAGATCTCCAACCAGTGACCGCTCTGCTTATCAATTTTCTGACCGCCGATCTCAAGTTCAACATAATCAATCCACGAAGAACCCGGATTGCTTATATCCACGAGGTGGAGTCCGACAATCTCTAAATACATTCTGTGAACTAAATCACCATTGCGAGAAATCGTAGCAGTACAACGACCATCAGTCGTAGCAGATCCATTCCAAGTCTGCTCAATAGCTTCCATCGAGAAGTTAGTGTGCCGTCTGTAGACCACCTTGAAGAAGGTAATCTGCGGGTTACCGGTTAAGTAAATATCCTGAGCGCCATAAGCTACAAGTTGCATTAATCCTCCTCCCATATTATTTTATAACCTAGTTTAGAAAAAAATTTTGGCGTAATTAACTTAATTAATTTTAATGAATCACAAATAATATTTTGTTTATTATTTTTTGAAAAATGATCTTATGATAAAGATTAAATTACTTAATTGGAGTATGCTAAGCCACCCATACCAGACATGATACGGAGAACATTGTAGTTGACGGCGTAGATGTTATCAGCCGTGTCGAGTGCAGCATTTGTATCTAGTTGTGCGTTATCAATACGAGAGAAGTTGCAAGTTCCAGATGGCTGGTGTTCCTCGGGTTTGAGGGCGAAAGAGTAAACATTGATTTTCTTGGAAAATGAAGAGCAGCGAGATTTTGGATCTTGAACACGGCCAATAATTCTAACATTTAAACCATCACCGTCTGTGTAGGCACCAAGTGATTCAGCAAGAAGCGGCGTATTAAATGTTAATACGGTGGCGTCCAGACTGGCAATTTGTACAATGAATGTAGAAACCTGATCGACACTACCTTCAAGGGCAGCATCGTGCGCACCAAGCGTAATTAACATAACATCTCCTCTTCTAAACCCACCTGTAGTGGCTGCAACCGTATTCTCGTGCACAGTAAGGGACGCGACCGCTAAGGTGGCAGCCGTGGTGCCCGGCGCGT